TAAATGAAAGGGGGAAGGTATGGCGAGCCGAGATGACGTGGCGGCGTCGGTGATGATTTACCGGATAGTCGAGATGATGGAAGACAGATGGCTTCGGGATATTGCGCGGGCGATACGGGAGTGTCCACAGGGGTATGACAAGGTATTTACGGCGGGGGTGTCCACAGGCGTATGACAAGGTATTTACGGCGCGGATGGTGTACAGTGACAAGCAGGATGGCAAGAAAGGGGCAGCCCATGGATGACAAGACGGCGTCGGTGATGGCGGAGTTGCGGGAATCGCTGGCGGAGACGACGAGTGTGTTGTCGCTGGTGACGCTGTTGAGCCTGAAGAACCACCCGGACGCGGGAGTGGTTAAGGCGATAACGGACGTTTTGGATCGTGGGCGTGCTGCGGTCAATCTGGCGGAGCCGGAAGAAACGCCTGAAGAAACGTCTGTATGGCCCCACGTGAACTGCTTCGAACTTTGCTTGGGCTGCAAACATCGTAGCCCAAGGTGGTGTAACAAACCACTTGCGAAGCCACATTGGGGAGAAAACCGCGATATTGTCTGTACGGAGTTCAAGGAGCGATCATGAATCAACCTAATCCCGAGCTACAGTACGAAGAAGAAGCGATTGCGCGGGCAATCGGGATTGTGCGTGGTCGGCTGCACAAGGCGCGGAATCTGCTGGATCGGTCGTTGTGGCAGCTTGATCACGGGCGGGTGGCCTATACGCGTGCCGGGGTGGTGGCGCTGATGGCGGTCATTGGTGTCGGATTTCCCGAGAAGAAGCGGGGGTGCAAGGCGAAGGAACCCGACACCTGGGCGCGGCAAACGCTCGATGAAGTGCTGGACGAGTCGCTGATTGGGGCACCGCCTGACGGGATGGAAGGTCTTCAGCGGTTCGTGGTCAAGGGGCTGACGTTGAATCCGTTCATCGTCCATGCGTACATGATGGTCGAAGGCGGCGCGGATTACACGGTTTACCGGGTGAAGGTAAAAAACTCGGCAAACTTTGTGAAGGGGATGGAATTTCAGGCGCGGCAGATCGAAGGGGCGACTGGGCTTTACCGGATGGTCGGGCCGATACCCCGCAGCTACAGGAGGTGGTAAGGTGAAGATATTTGTCACGCGCTCTGACATCCTTCGCGCCTACGGAGTCACCAACCGGATGTTTAGGAAGATGCGGGATAGCCACACACTGAACCCGGTTGAGATGCCGGGGTACAACCGGGCGGTTTACTACCGGGCGGGCGAGGTTGAGGCGAAGCTGGGGGTGGTTGAGAAGTGGCATGATGGGATGGCTGGAAGGGCTGTTTATGGCCTGGACAAATGACAACTGGTGGGTAGGCCCAAGCCGGGAGCAGATTGGCCGTGTGGCGGAGCGTGAAGGAATCACGACGCTTGCCGCGGCGAACCGTCTCATGGAGCAGCGCGAGCAGTGGATAACCGCCGTGGCCGCGGATCCCTACCGGATGGGATACGAGCCGTCAATCTGGTGGGTGGCTTGGGCGCTGCACGATTTTCCGTGGTGTCAGGACAACACGCGCCGATATTTGGCCGACCGCATGGGCGTCGAAGAATCGAATGTATGGGAGACGTGGAAGCAGCGTGTCCGGGCGAAGCTGGGCGTCCCCGCGTCCGTTGTCGATCTTCTCATCATGGGGGCCAACCGTTCAGCCAAGAGCGAGTTTGGAGCAAAAAGCACGCAGCGGATGGCGGTGAACACACCGGACGAGACAGTTTTGTTCCTGGCCCAGCAGTTTGCCCTATCGCAGCAGACCGTCCAGCCCCGATTGTGGCGATACATGCCCGTGGAGTGGAAGAAGAAGCACATGTCCGAGGATTGGTACGTCCACTACAAGGAACTGAAGGGCTTCAGCGAGGCGCAATACCAGCTTCCAAACCGCACGAAGGTCATTGGAAAGTTCTACTCGCAAGATCCAAAGGAAGCATTGGTCGGTTCCGAGACGGTCTGGGCTTGGCCGGACGAGGAAATTACCCCCAACTGGAATGACGAACTAGGGCGCCGGTTGGCGAGTCGGAGGGGCAAGAAGCTGTTGACCTTCACTCCGATCAGCGGTTACACGGCGGTCGTGAAGGAGTTTCTGGACGGTGCCCGGATTGTTCGCAGCGTCCCGGCGTACATGCTTCCGAGAGACGGCGGCGAGCAAATCCCATGGTTGGCGGTCGGACTGTCCCGCGAGGAATGGGAAAAGCGCATTATCGAAGTGCGGGAGAAGCGGGTGGCGACGGTCCCGGCCAGCCGTCCAGAGGATTGCGTGGCATGGCTGGATGATGTTCCATGTGGAACCCCGGAAGAGGCCAAGGGGCGGGACTTTGAGCGAGCCCCCCGGGTGGCCCTATGCTTTGACCCCCGGAAGGCCGTGGTGTGGTTTCAGTGTCAGGACAATCCATACGGGGAGCCGTCCGAATTGATCGCCAGGGAGCGCGACAAGGGGGCGGACAGGGTGAGGACTGTCCTTTACGGGATTGCCGTCAAGAGCCGGTCGAGTGTTTTGGCCCGGTATAACGAACTTATTCATGTGATTCCGGATGACAAGGTGCCAGAAATAGGGGTCAATTACGTGTTCGATGACCCGTCTGGAACGAGAAATGACGCGATGATCTGGATTCGCAGCACCCCGACCGCGGATTACGTCTACCGCGAGTGGCCGGGCAGCTACATGATACCCGGCGTGGGCGTCCCAGGACCCTGGGCCAAGCCGTCCGGTCGAAACAAGGGGTGGAATGACGGCGACAGGGACGAGGGAAGCGAGAGTTTCGGGTTCGGATTTACCCGGATGAAGTTCGAGGTGGCCAGGTTGGAGCGGTGGAAGGCATATCAGGAGTGGGCAAAGGGGCGGGATCAGCGTGACATCGCCGAGGGTATCGGTCTCCCAGACGACGAAGAAATGAAAGACTGGAACGACGAATGGGCGGAAGAGCAAATTACAGACAGATTCATGGACAGCCGGGCGGCCGCGCGTCACGCCATGACGAATGACGGCGAAGTCACGCTGTTGGAGCAGTGGAATGACTTGGGTGGATGGGATTGGAATACGACGCCTGGGGAGAGCATCAAAGAGGGCATCAGCATGATTGCCGACGCCATGGACTATTCGCAAGCCCGAGACGGCACGATGGAGCGGCCCCCCAAGCTGTTTATTGCCGATAGTTGCCGTAATGTCAGGTTTGCTGCGGCGACGTATACCGGGGGAGACAGCCAAAAAGGCGCGGTGAAGGACTGGATTGACATGCTGCGGTACTTCTACCAGTTGAAATTGGGGCTATGTGCCAATGTTTCCCCGGTCGAACTTGCGCGATTGTGGGGCAACGACGCCAAGGGGGCCGCGCAGATGGTCGTAGTCCGGCGCCGGGCGGCTGGGGGCGGCACATTCATGGACGTGGAGACGCGGACGGCGCGTGCGGATCGCGTTGCGGTCGAACCGCAGACCGAGCGGGTTGGTGCCGGTGGCGTGCGGATAGGAAACGCCGGCGTTCGGACGGGTGCGCGGATGGTCTGGGGATGCAGAAGACGGTAGCCGATGCCAAATAGTTGACACTTGGACATACTATAGCTTGTCGATAGGCATTTTGGCATGTTAATACTGGCCGTGTGGAGGGGATGACCCTTTGCGCGGCCTTCTGCTTTACGGCGGGGCAGGGCCTGGAAGGATAGCCGGTTCGCTAAATGGAGCGTAAAACCATGGCTGAAGAGGCAACAGGGGCAGTCGTCCCGGTGGTGGAAACACCCGAAGTCGGCGTAGTCGAAGAGGTTACGGAAGAAGTTGTCGATCCGGCGAATGCCGAGGTCGATGAGGTTGTGAAAAAGGATGGCGACGGCGAGATCGTTGACGAGGATGATCTTGGCGAGCATAAGTTGTCCGAAGCTGCACAGAAGGCGGTGAACGCCAGAATTGCCAAGTTGACGGCGACGCGCAAGGCCGCAGAGACCGAGCGGGACACGCTGAAGACGGAACGCGATGAACTGACGCAGCGGTTGGACAAGCTATCGGATGAGATGGTGGTACGGGCGGCACAGGCCGCAGGGGTATTGCCGGAACTTGTCGAGAAGGGCGACGCAGCCCGGATCGAACTGTGGGGGCAGTCAAGCAGGTCGGTTGAGGTTTTCGGCGAATGGCTCGAAGACAACATCGACGCGGACGCTGAACTCACCATCGGCGACAAGACTTATTCGAGGGCGCAGGTGCGGGATTTCAAGCGGCAGCATCAGAAGAAGTTGCAGGAATTGGATGACGTTCCTTCAATCATGCGGACGCTGAAGAAGAAAACCGCTGACATCGTGCGCCTGGGGATGCAAGCCAAGAAGGCCGGGTGGAAGCCCGGTGCCAAGCCAGCAGCCGTGGAGACCGACAAGGTGAAGAAGCTCCCTGTCGCTCCCGTTGCGGCCCGGACAGCCCCGACGAGCACGCCCCCGAGAATCCCGACAACCGGGAAGGCAAAGGGCGTGGCGGGGGACATCAAGGACGTTGACGATCTCGCTGCCGCTATCGAACGCGGGGAATTATAGGCTGACGCAAATGTAGCCCTACCCCAAAAGGAGAGACAAAATGGGCGCTCTTTATGATGTTGACAAAAAGTTGCCGATGCCGGGCTACCTGAAGGGTGTGCTTGGGGCGGTCAACGAAGAGGCGGCGTTTCTGACGTTGCTTGGTCATGCCAAAACAACGGCGAGTAAGCTGGCGCAGTGGGGAGTCGAAATTCCTGGCCGCAACGGCGATCCGACCGGGGCGGAAGGCACGGACAAGACGGATGGCTTCGAAACCACACTGCCAGAGGTTCTGAAGAACTATGCGCAGCGCGTTCAGTCCACCGGCTGGATGATCTCCGATCTGGCGGGGTTGACCGACACCGCGATGGAGTCGGGCAAAGCATTGGCCGCGAACAAGCAGGCTGCCGACGCCCGCAAGGGGCTGTTGAGCGTGCAGGACATGCTGCTCTCCAATCAGGACACGGCGGATAGCGCCGATGCTGGAGACGCCAAGGATCGTACCCGTGCCGTCTTCTCGTGGCTGGATTCCGCGGCACAGGGGGTGTTTCCGGTTCCCGCGAGCGTGAGGCCGACCACGGCGCAGAACTACACCAGCACACTGGCGTTGTTCACCGAGGAGGCGTTCCAGACGGCATTGAGAGCCGCCGGGGAGCAGGTGGACAAGGACGTCGATCTGTTAGGCTACGTCGGGAGCGATCTCGCGCAGCACATGGCCTACTGGGACTGCAAGGTCCCGATCACGGCAAACACGGAAGCGTCCACCCGCAGCGTGGTCTCCAAGCAGGACGACAAGCGGATCATCCGCAAGGTGCAGTTCTTCGACTATCACGGCTCGTCCGTGAAGACGATCATGCAGCGCCGGATGCTCTGCGATATCGCGAATGCCAACGCGAAGACGGCCTACACGACCCGCTCCGGCGTGTTTGTGGACATGTCGATGTGGCAACTCGAATGGTTGGAACCGTGGAAGCATTTCCCGCTGCTGGATCAGGGCGGCGGGCCGCGCGGATTTCACAAGGGCTGGGTGCGCCTTGTCTGTAAGTGCCCGATGGGGCAAATCCGCGCCTACATCGGCTCGTAAGCAATCACGGCGGCGCCGGGCGGGAAGAACGCCCGGTGACACGCTCAAACTGAAAAGAAAAAGAAGGAGGACAGATTATGAAGAGATTCACGAGTGTCATGTGTGTGGGGGTTGTGGCGACGCTTCTGGCGCTTTATGCCAGCGCGGCGCCCGTGCTGCGGCCGTTGCCGTGGCAGACTGCGATTCGCGTCGGCGCGTCGCATTGTCTTGAGTTCACCTACAAGAATCTGACCGAGACGGCGACCAACACGGCGATGGTTTTCACAAACACCGTTACCGCCCCGGCAAGTGTCGAGTTTATCGGCATGGTTCTTGATCCGGCATTTGACAGCAAATCCGTGACCAACGACTTGTCCATGACAGTGAGTTGCGGCATTTCGGGGGCGACTACAAAATGGCTCTCGGCCAGACAGGTTGCCTACGACGGAACGGAGATCAAGACCAGTTTCGGTACGAAATACTCCGGAACGGCAACGGTGGCGCTGACACTCGTTACAAACAGGGTCGTCGTTGCCGGTGGTACGTCAACCACCTATTTTGTCACCGGTGCAACCGGGGCGAGTACGGTGACGATTGCCAGTCCGCTCGTGCAGGAACAAACCGCCAACATTGCGATTGTCACGACGTTCAACACGCTGGGCGACTACTCACATTCGCAGCTCGCCCAAGGAAAGATTCGACTCTTCTTCCGGGTGTTTACGCCCAGCCTTGAGTAACCTCCGATAGTAGAGCATGACGGAGAGGCCCGTCCCCTAAGACGGGATGGGCCTTGTTTTAGGATGGAGGGTGACAATGGCCGAAGAACAGAAATATGATGTGGCGACGGCCGACGGCGGCGATGGAGCGGTGACGGAAGACCAGTTGAACGGGCTGAAGGACGCGGCTTCCCTGTGGAATGAGCGAAGCAAGGATTTTTGGACACGCCGACTCAACGGGGAGAATGCTCGGTTTTGCCGATGGGCGGGACAGTCCCCGGATGGCAGGGTGTGGGCCGACAACAATGGAAACGTGATTCCAACCCCATTTGAGGGGGCGAGCGATCAGCGCGTCGGGTGGGCAGACTCACTGGTGGGCGAGAAGGTGCGGACGCTTATGGTGGCTATGATGCGCGCACAGCCCAGGTGCGAGGGGCGTGGCAATGGCGATGCGATGCGGGCAAAGCGGTCCACGGCCCTGCTTCGGTGGATGATTGACCGCATGGGGATCGAATGGCTTTTGCAGTGGAAGGTGCTTTTGAACTACGCTTGGGCCGATAGCCCGGCCGTGGCGATGATGGGCGTCGAATGGGAGGTGCGCACGGAGATTGAAATGCGCACGGTTACAGCCGACGAGCTTGCCAAAATGTACGCTGAAATGGCTTCGCAGGGTGGCGGTGCCGACCCCGAGATGATTCAGCAAGCGGCTTTGGACTTTAAGGACGCCCTTTTGTCCAGTACGGACGGTGAGGAAGACATGGCGAGCATGGTTCAGAGCTTCTTCCCCGACGTGAAACCGGCCCGGGCACGGAAGATCGTCCGCCAGATACGCAAGGACGGGGTGGCCGAGTTTCCAAACCCGCGGATTGCCTACGAGGGGCCGACGATTACGGCCAAGCGGTACGGCAACGAGTTCATTATACCGGACAATGCGAAGAAGTTCCGTGATGCGACCCCGTGGTTTACGATGGAGTGGATCACGGAGCAGGAATTGAAGGCACGCCAGTTGAATGACGGATGGGACAAGCAGTTTGTTGAAGACGTCCTAAAGCACGAAGGTGAACCCTGCTTAGACGAATACGTTTCCAACGAGAGCGGTGGGCTTTTCAAGAGCGGCTCCACGACATACGACGGGCTATATCAGGTCGTTTATGCCTACTACATTGCCCTGAATGAAGACGATGCCCCGGCGCGGTATCTCACCATCTTTCACACCGGGAGCGAGAAGACCGCGAACGGCCGTATGCTGATTCGGGATGCGCATGGAAGCTGGCCGGCAGTCGTCTACAGGTCTGACGTGACAGACTCGTTTATCCTGAATGCCCGTGGAATACCTGAAGAGGTGTCCCCATTGCAGTCGGCAATGAAGGGGATTGTCGATAACGGCCTGGATGCAAACGCCATTTGGAGCTTGCCGCCGATCTTGAGCTTCGGCATTACAAAGCACGGGAACATGTATCTGTCCCCGCTGAAGATCATTGAGGGCAAGCGGGATTCCAGGTTCGAGACGATGAAGGGGCCGCAGTACCCCACCCAAGCGTCGATTGCTGAGAAGCAGCTTGAACGGCTGCGCGATTGGAAGCATGGCCGCCCGAATGCCGAGGACGCCGATGGTGGACAGGCCGCGGCGGTGACACGCGAAGAAGACGTTATCTGGTTTCTCCAGCACGTTCGGGACGTTTGTCGCATGATGCTGGCCCTTGCCAGGCAGAACGCCAGCGAAGAACTGCTTGCCAGGGTCACGGATGCTGCGGGCGACCAGATGATCCGGGACCGCTCCGACATCGAAGGGGAGTTTGACGTCCGGCTGATCTTCGATCCGGCTGATTTGGACTTCGAGAACACCAAGGGCCGCATGGAATTGGTCAAGAACACCATCCTGTCCCTTGACAGCGGGATGGCCATTAACCGCTCTGTGCTCGTTCAAACCGCCTTCAGGAGCGTCTTCCCCTACCTTCCCGACGAGGTGATTCAGGACGTAGGCATGGGCGAGGAAAAGGAATTGAAGGACGAGGCCCGCAACTACTCCATGCTCCGCGCCGGCGTCATGCCGACCCTGGACACGGATGGCAACTGGAATTATCAACTACGGCGCCAGTGGTACGACCAGCTTGCCCAGCAGAATCCAAACGTCTTTTTGGACATGGGCGAGGACAAGAAGGCGATGCTCATGGAATGGCTGAAGGGGCTTGAGCAGCAAGCCACGCAATTCGGCGAAAACGTGCAGGTCGGGCGGACGGGAATGAGCGCCCAGCCGGCCGGGGCGGCGTCGGAACCGGTAGCAGAACAACAACAGGGGTAATCCATGCTTACGTTTTTCGGGCGGAACAAGGGCAAAGAGACGAGCATCGAGTCTGGCCGGTACGGGGCTCTATCTCAAAACGAGCTTTTGGCGATGGCCGCTACGCCCCTTGACGCGGGGCTGCTGAAGGTTTGCGTCCATGTGATACGAGCGGAGGGGTCCAGGGCTGCGGCGTCACTGGCGGGCTCCGGGCGGGCAGGGCTGACGGATTCACAGGTTCGCGAGGAATGTGGGGCTATGGGAGCGGCCGACCGGATCGAAAATACGCTGTTAGAACTGGTCAACGAGGCAAACAAACGGAGGCAGTAATGGTCACGCAGGCCGAGATGAATGCGTTGCGGCGCGAGGACGAGGTGATGAACCGGGATATTGCAAAGACAGCCGGGCGGAATGGCCGTCAATGCGTGGTTGACCAGAAGGCGTTTATGAATGCCGTCCGCACGAACGGGCCGGAAATCTGCACGTCGGCGGGGCGCGGGTACTGGAATGACATGAAACGGATTTACCCGCATCTTCGCGGTGGGCGTCAGGTGGACGGCGATAGTGCGAACGGACGCAGAAATCGCTTTGGGAAGGTGAGCAAGCGGTGGATTAAGGGTATTTGGCACGACTGGGACGGTAGACAGTGGGTGGAGGAAAATGAATGAGCTATAAAACAATCACGGCCGGCCGGATGCTCGAAACAGTGCTGCGTAGCCGGGGGTTTGACCCGGATTACACGACGCTTTCGACCAAGGAAAAAGCCCAGTATGGGACGCTGGTGAATCAGGCGTTGCGAACGGCATGGGAAGCCAAGCGATGGCCGTCGCTTCTGGTCACGGAAAAGCGGCAATATCGTCCCACCTACGATGCGTTGTTGACCTACAATGACGGGCACCAGGTGTTCTATGGAGACGCCTATTGGGAAAGCCTTGTTGACGTGAATATCGGGCACACGCCGGAAGAGGGAAATTACTGGACGCTGTTGAGCGCGACGACCATGATCTTCTTCTTGCCGATGTCCCAATCTTGGCTGAACGCGGCTGGTCAGAGCGTCCAGGAGTTCGAGGTTTCAGGCGTTGACCTACGTGCGTTCGCCTACGAGGACGACCCGTTGATGAAGCCGGGGGTGGTTGCGCTCACGGGGTGCCAGTTTTGGGAAGATTCGGTTGTGCTCGATCCAGGCACGGCCCCTACCAAGCCATATATCCGGTTCAAGCCGATTGCACCCGAGATCAGTTACACGGAATGGGCGGTCGGGACAGCTTACGCCGCCGAGGAACTGGTTTACGTTGCGACCGACAACAAGTGCTACAAGTCCCTCGCCGCGACAACGGGCGACACCCCAAATGAGAGCCCGGAAAAATGGGTTGCTATCGGTATTCCCAAGATGTTCAGCGAGTATATCCGGCTGCGAGTTCGTGCGGAAACGGCTTCAGAGGACGAAGGCAAGTGGAAAACGATGGCAGAAGCCGACGCGGAACTGGAGCGATTGGCGGATAGCCTATTGGTGGGCAGCGGGGCGGATGAAAGTTGCGTGGTTCTAGTCGGACGGCGGCGAGTTTGAAACAGGAGGTAGTTATGCTACGAAGAATTATAGCGTGTTCGATTGTGCTTGCCAGCGTGTTATGGATTGCCGCGGCGTTTGCACAGCGGTCCCCGAGTGATTTTCTTCCGGGCGGGGCTGACGCACCAGCGTCGGCAGGCAGGACAATCACGGTGTATGGATCGGTGCAGACGAATGATGTGCTGATATTCATGGACAAGACTGGCGCCAAGGTACGGGCCACGAACCTCATAGATCAGGTCGGTTATTGGGCCATATACGCGATAAGCAATTCAATCCAAACAACAGTCGGCGCGTCCGGAACCGTCTGGCGCGCGGAGTGGCTTGCGGGCGACGCTACGATCACGCAGGCTGTCGGGGTGATCCAGGGCCGGACGAACGCCTGGAACGCTGCGGCGGTGCTTGCTGGGACCGCGCTACAGGCACCTGCGACGAACGGCATCCCGCACGGCTCGCTGTCGGGCATCCTGGGGGCTGGGGCGCTGCACGTGTCGGTTGGCGAGACGAACCGGATCGCGCTGGCGCTGACGAACATGCCGACCTTGCAGCAGGTGGTCACGGCTGGCGGCTCCGTTACGAGCGGTGCGGTCACGATAGACAACCTCGCTACGAACACATACGGCGGACTG